TTTTGGTATAACTGAAGTAATATGAACCATATTAATTCTCCTTACTTTATTTTAAGTATTGTTTTGATGTAATCTTCATTTTCAGAACGTAAAATTTTCTTTTTGAACACCGAGTTATATTGTTCAATAAATGTATTAAACATTTCTGATTTTGAATCAGAAATAAAATTTATGGCACGAACAAAAGCATATTCTCTTCCATGTGCCTTTTCAAAATTATCACGATAGTTACAACGTGAAATACCGGATATTAATTCAGTTCCATCAAGAAGCTTAATCATACAATGTGTGATTTTGTCAATCCACTCAATAGTAATTTTTCTTCCATATTTATCAATCTTAGTCTGTGTAATAAGTTCAGCCGCATATCTGAACTTTACTACATACACTTTTCCATTAGCATTTACTAACATGTTTTTCTCCTAAATTAAAAATTCATTCCCTTAATTAATGAAAGAAACTCTTGTCTAGACATTGCATTATCTTTGAAGGCTCCACGCATACAAGATGATAGCATTTCTGAATCAGAATCATTCACTCCCCTAATTTTTACACATAAATGTGTGGCCTTAATTACAATTGCTAATCCTTTTGGGTCAACCTCTTTTTCAAGATAATCAGCAAGCATTACGGTAGCTTCTTCTTGAATTTGTGGTCTTCTACAAAACCAGTCGGTTAAACGATTGAATTTAGATAGCCCTTTAAGTTTTGCAGGTGAAATAATTCCAATCCAACAACTACCTAAAATCGGAACAAAATGATGACTACAACAAGAACGTACTTGAATTGGACCTATGATATATAAATCATCGTACTTCTTTACATTTGGAAAATCAGTCATAGTAGGAGCTGGAACATATCTTCCTCTAAACAATTCCTGCACATACATTTTGGCAACACGTTTAGCGGTTCCATTCGTGTTGTGGTCATTGTTAGTGTCAATAACCAAAGAATCTAAAACTCCCTGCATTTTATTCTGAATTTCTTCTTGTAAAATTTCGAGCTCACCTTCTTTTATGAATTCAGAAATATTGTCATTTGCTAAAAATGATTTTCCTGCCGTTTGAATTCTATTTCTAATTGTAGAGCTTATACTTCCAACGTTTGAATTTGAGTAAATTGTACCCTTATTGGTAAGTTCTTTAATTGTAACTTTTTCTTTTTTCATGATTTTCCTTTATGGGATAAAAGCAATAATTGCCACTTTATCAAAATTCTTCGATTGTATTAATTCTGATGCGTCCTCTTCAAAAACAAAGTCTTCACCAAATTCATCCAAATATTCTTTCTGTAATTTGTTTTCAATTGCACGTTTTTCTGTATCCTCAATGTAGCAATTAAAACATATTCCATTGTATTTAGATTTATCCCCATCTACAATTTTTCCTTTTAACGAGGTCTCACCGCAAGAATCATACAAAATTAATGTTTTCATAAAACTCCTTTTATTTCTTTCTTTTTACAGAATTTATAACTACTTTGTTGTAGCTTTTTAGATGAACTTTAGACACGGGTTTATTGCTATTCCATAAATAAACTAATTTCTTTTTAATTCTAGTATATGCATCTTCTTTTTTGGTTTTTGCTATCCAGTACAAAGCTATTCCAGCAGAATCAAATTGATGTTCAAGAATAGGAATAGTAGATAGATTCTTACTAAGATGCAAAAACCCAAATACTTCTGGCAGACCAGTCTTTTTTGGGAATCCATATGCCTTATAACAATATCCTTTCCAAACTGCGGGTGTTATTAAATATATCTCTGCCTTGTTTCTTAAACAAATGTCGGATATTATTCCAAGCATAAAGGATATGAATTCACACGAGGCACCCATTTTTGAATTTGATCCTCTAACTAGATACCTTTCTGCAACCACAGTATCAATTTTCCACTTAGTAAATATATCTTTAATCTTTTTTGAAAACTCTTTTATGTTTTCGTTTATACCTGCTTCAGAAAATGAAGATATAGTGAACCCTAGCATACCTGTACACATAAGTTTGTTTTTATCTGATACTACCGAATATGCAAAATGGTCTTTACCAGGGTCACAAGCTAAAAGCATAATTACTCCTCATCTTCATCTATATCCGATAAAGAGTTTTTAAATGGATTATCAAAATCTAATTCTTCTGCAAAATCATCTTCCTCATTAACAATGTCGGTGTTATCTTCATTTAGATCATTGAACTCTTGCTCATCAATTTCTTTTCCGTTCTTTCCCATTATAGTTATTCTCCCTTAACTATTGCGTTTACATATTTTACTGCCTTGTTCTGCATCTTTTTTGAATACCCATATTTCAAAGATAATATAGTAGGTAATCCATCAGTTACACTAGTCATACCTATTTCAATATGTTTAGTAGTAACTAGTTGCTTTGTAAAGCAGGTTACTTTTTCTATTCCCTTTTCAGAAGAAATAGACAAAGAGTTTTTAATAATATATCTAATAAAGTGTCTTTTTGGGTTTGGAATCTTTTCTCCTTGAACAACTGTTTTAAGAGTTTTTATATTGTGCAATTTAATAAATTCTGGTTCTCCATCCTTTATATAAACAAATCCTTTGCCTGATCTTTCTCCAAAATCTGTTTGCATAAGACTTCCACAGTACCATGCGTTGTCTAGTAAAAATTGATGTTTATGAACATCCCCCAAAAGCCACGCAGTTACACCTTTAATTCTAGGTAAACTTTCTTTTCCTATTTCTTTACCAAGATCATTTCTAGACTTCATGCACTCGTGAAGACAAACATAAAAATCTCCATCTACTCTTTCTATGTATTTGTTTACCTTTTTCCTTATCTTCTTTTTAGTAAGCTTTTGCTGACATGGGATACATAGAAAGTAAGAATCTTTTACCTTTATTAACTTTTCTTTATGGATAACAAAATTTACTCTTGACCCACAAGGAAGATATGATAGATCAAGTGACCTTAACATACTCTCCTTATAACTATTCCAATCATGATTTCCTTCGTCAAAAATAAACACACAATAAGGAAGAGATATTATTAATTTTGATATTGCTTCTACTATTAAATTTCTCTCCTCCTCCTTTGGTGTACTAGTGTCAAACAAATCACCTGTAGCAACAAAAACATCTGGTTGTTTTTGTATAGCATATTCTACTAATTCAAATAAACCCTTTCTTTGGTTGTCTAGATATTCAGGAATTTTATTTCGCAAACATCCTATATGCCAATCGGCAGTATGTAGAATTGATAAACTCAAAATGATCCCTCATTCATCTGTCTTAAAACTTCTGGTTTTAAATCTGCTGGAATCCATCCTTCTGGCTTAACTATTTTTCCATCTTCTCTACATACATACTTTCCGTTTACTCCTTGTTTTCTAAGATTTGCTTCATGAACTAAATCAAATATCCTATCCGTGTTCATTCCATGTTTAGCCGCCATGTCCTTCATGTAATATTCAATATCAACTATAGCATCCATCTGGCATTCAACTGTTTTTTCATCAGAGTAGTCTAAATCTAAATCTAACCGTTCATCGCACATACTTAAAAGGGTTTCAAGAGCTACTTTTTTATATCGAATTCCTGCCGTAGACAAAAGCTCTAAAAGTTCATCCATAACCATTTTGCATAAGAAGGTTACCTGATTAGATGGCATTGGAATTGCCTTTGTTGGTAATTCACTGCCTGTTAAAGATCTGTACGCACCACTAGTAAATTCTCGAACTTTTTCAGAATTAGTCTTCATATCCACCTTCCTTATCATCCTCTTTTTTCTTGTCCTCATTTTTCTGGTCATTCTCTTTTCTATTTGTCATTACAGCTTTCTTTTTAGCAAAGTACAGAGCCCAGGCATACCCAGAATCCATTTGTTTTCTACAATGATCGTAAATACAATTTTTTCTTTCTGGATTCTCAACTAACTCTTTAAATTTCTGCCATGATACTCTTAGATCAAAAGAAATTAATTTCTTTTCTTTTTTGTCCTTATGCTTTTTCTTCTTTTCTTTCTTTTTGGTAGAAAGATCCCCCATACGATCTATGAAATTTGGAGAAATATGTTTATCCTGATCTGTTCCTAGAATTGATAATTCTATACCTTTTCCGGTCTTTTTACTACATTGTCCAGTTTTATACAAAAACATATAGGCATCAAACGAAGGATCTAAACCATCACCAACATTTGAATGATGTTCAAATCTCCAACGAACATAGGATTCTTGGAATGGTGAAAATAGTTTATTTTTAATGCACTTTAATTTTGCATATCTATATCTATCCGTACCATCATTATCCCAAGATGGTTCCTCATCAACTTGGCCTTTTCCTTCATCCGTTACTCCACTAGTAGTAAATACAGGATCTACTGTTGAACATGAAATAGAACCAAAACGAACTCTTTGTGAGGAATAAAATTTAGCCGCATCACCACAAGGTTCATACTCTGGATTACCAAACATTTGTCCAATCTTAGTTCTAACCTGATTAGTATATAGAACGGTTACTCTTCTAGGCCCCATTGGATTTATTACTAGCGGAAAACTATCAGATAACATTCTTGCCTGCTGTGCAAGAGGAGAAGATTTATCATCTTTTTCTTTTGCTTCCGGCAAAAGAGCTTTTAAGGAATCTATAACTACTAGCATTGATGTTCGTCCACCAATCTCTCTTTTAGTGAATGAATACGTTCCATTTTTATTCTTATTTGCCCAGCACCACCCATGTTTCTTGCTTTTTACTACCTTTGGAACAGCATTTTTAATTATTCTTCCAGCATGTCTAAAAACATTTTCACCACTGTTACATGGAATATAATAAAATAAACCAGGCTTAATAATTTTATCATCCTCAATAACACCAACAAAGTATTCCATAGGGTGACCTGTTCTCTTGAAAATGATACGATCAAGATAGTCAGGGTCAGTGGCATTTTCTGCATCATACAAAATAACAGGTATTCCATTTAGTAAGGCATCCCCGATAGCCTCATATGCTCCGGTAGTTTTTCCAGATTGTTCAGGGCCAAAGGTAGAGCATGAACGACCAGGCCCATATCCACCACCTAAAATAAGATCCAAAGATAATGATCCTGAACTAAGAGCCCAGTTAATTCCTCCCCTACCAAAAGAAAGTGTAACTGGTCTCATATCCAGTGTTTTTCCTTCTTTTTCCATAGAAGTAGCTATCGCTTTTATGTAGTCAGGTACTTTTGCTTTTTCAACTTTTTCAGTTCCAGTAGATTCCTGTTTACTCTTCCTGTCTTTATCATGATGCTTCTTACTCATCTATCACCTCTAATTTGTTTTTTGAAAATTTCAATGGCATAAGTTCCTTATTGGAACATTTAGAATTTCTACAGTCTGCAAACACTCCCTTATCAGTAATGTTCAAATATAATCTTTGAGAACATTTTTCACACCTTGATATTATTTTTGGAAATTTAACTTCCTCTATTTCTGAAAGTTCTATATTTATTCTATCCCACCTATCAGATACAAACTCATAGTATTCGGAATCATTATTAATATCTTTCTTAATACCATTATTTGTTTTTATTATAAACTTTTCATTTGTCAACTTAGGTATGTATTGCTTTATAAGATTTAAAACAAATTTTCCTTTTGTTGTTATTACATACGATGTATCCATAGTGTTAACTATGTAATTTGATTTCAGCAAACTAAATATAGTGTACGCCCATATTTTAGCCGGGATACCCAAATAGGATAAATAAAAAGCTAGTGATGTTTGTGAGCATCCTAAACTATCCGCTTTACTTAGGGTAACTATATTTTTTTCTTCTAGTTTTTCGCAGTATAAATACACCGGAATAAAAAGTTTTTTATCATCCGTAACTATCGAAAATTTATTTTTATACATAGCAGAAAAATTATTTTGATATGCTACTTCGGATATTAAATCTCTTGCATAATCAGAAATAGAACCATCAACTGCATTTACTAGATACATTCCCCAGTTACTTGATCCTGTTTTATTGTCAGGAAACAAATCACTATTTAGTTTATTAATTCTAGTGCTACTAGATGATGTTGGCCATGTTATGTAACCACAAGAATACGCCTCGTATAAACCTTTTACTGATCCTACCCACTTTAGGTATCTTGCTATTTTGCACATGAAAATTTCATAACTTTCAATATTGCATAATTTTTTACTATCTACCTCTACAGATCGAAAAATAGTATTTTCATTTTTTTGATATTCAACACAACATCTTCTTCCATCAATTTCGGCTACTTTTAATTTAGAAGATATTGTGTTAATAAAATTAAGAACTATAGCCGAATGAAGTTCTAAATCAACTGGAAATGGTAAATAAGAATTAAACTTTTCATTCAAATTAAATTTAACTAATCTATCTAATGCTAGACGAGCCTCATACCTATATTTTTTAGTTGGATGATAATCAATTTTTTTAGTTTTCAAAAAGGAATTTAATACAAAATCCTCAGTTATAGACGGAAGCCTCATTCTATATATAGGAACAGAAATTTTAATCTTACATATATAGGAGTACGCTTTATAAGAAAGATAGTCTCCTCTCTCATCCGGAACAAATGCTATGTATATTTCTTTACTAATGCGTGCAAATTTAGATATTTCTTTATTCGTTACTTTTTGCTTTGGAAAATATTCATCCGTAACGGACACCTTACTTTCGGTAAAGGATAAGAAATTTTTACAATTAAGTACCTTCCAATTACCCTCAATACAAGATAATATTCTAGAAAGCTTTTTCTCCACTAAATAATCATCAACTAGAACAAGGCTCAATAATGAATTTTCCACTTTGCTTTTATGTTTCTTTTTCATAGCCTTTATTTTCCTGTGATCTTAGATAGTCTATCACTAATTCTTTTCCTTCTCTTTTTATTCTAACATTTCCTTTCTTATCTAAAACTAGTACAGCCGGAACACTGCTTATTTGAAATGCACACGCTCTTTCTTTTGTAACGGGCATGACTATGCTATTAAAAAAACTAGGTAAATTTTTAATTAAGTTTTCTGCCTCTATGTACTTTTGTTTATACAAATAAATTAAAGTAGTTTTTTTAGGCATAATAAATCCTTTGTAATAAAAAAACAGGGTAGTTTTATGTATCTACCCTGCTCATATTTATTTAGTCATCGTCATCGTCTGAATGCTTTTTCTTTTTCTTCTTTTTCTTAGATGGTTTTTCATCTTCATCGTCATCGTCATCATCAAAATCTAAATCGTCATCATCATCGTCATCCTCTTTCTTGCCTTTCTTTTTCTTTTTTGGTTTTTCGTCATCGTCTTCATCGTCAAAATCTAAATCATCCTCGTCATCGTCTTTCTTACCTTTCTTTTTCTTTTTAGAAGGCTTTTCATCTTCATCATCTGAATCATCATCGCTCTCATCTTCATCTGAATCATCATCATCGTCATCGTCATCCACCTTCTTTCCCTTCTTTTTCTTGGAAGGTTTTTCGTCCTCCTCGTCCTCGTCCTCGTCTTCGTCTTCGTCCGAATGTTTCTTTTTCTTCTTTGGTTTTTCATCTTCATCAAAATCATCTTCGTCTTCATCCTCTCCCTTACTACCCTTCTTTTTCTTGTCAAAGTAACCACATCTTTTAAGACTCTCTTCAATGCTTTCAGCAGAAGTAGGTTTAAAATATTCAGAAAAATCAATAAGATCTTCCTTAGAATAAGTTTTAATTTTCTTCAAAGGAATATCTGTTGCTTTCTGAACATTCCACTTTGCCGGCTTTTGCGAATCATCGTACTTAAACCAAAGACTATATCCATCATTTTTATGTTGTGGCTCAATACCATTACCAGCAGTTTCCATAACGGTTTTGATTTCTGCAATTGCTCCGGCAGGTAATACGAAAGCAGTACACTCCGACCAGGATGAACTTCCGTCCTTCTTTTTCTTTCTCATAAACCCATTAACGTACCATCGTACCTGCCCTCTTCCTAGTTTTTCCTTGGAAGAATAATCTGTACAAACAAGGCAAGTTTCCGCAGTTGATTGCTCTGCCTCAGAATCCCAGTCAGGACACCAAACAGGAAAAGCAGATCCGGTTTTTTCTTTATAATTCTTCCCCATGTCATCTGGCTTTGTATTAATCCAATGCATAAGAAAGCTATAAAACTTCCCTCCTAAACGGATCTCTACTGCTTTACCAGGATATTCTTTTTGAATGTCAACTACACCAAGATCTTTATCCCAAGATTTTTCTCTTGCGTATCCCTTGATATCCGACAATGACTTTCCAGACACTTTTGCCATATTGTTCTCCTTAAATGAACGTTTGTTTTTTACACATTTTTAATTTGAGCATCACACTCTTTTTTAATCTCTTCTTCTGTAATCTCTTTACATGGTAATTTATCAAATGTACCAAATTTTAAACATAATATTTTTCTATCAAGATCATTTATTCCAGATAATAAATAATCTATAGACTCAAAACTTTCTTCCTCTTCTGGAAATGTAACTAATAATTCATTTTGTTGAATTTCTTCATCTTCTACTCCTTGACCAACGGCAACATCAATTCTAATGTTTGCAGGTTTGTTCATCATCAAATTAATATCTCTAGCCCTAGATTCGGACAGACCTATATTCTTAGCAGCCTTCTCAAATGTTTTTCCTTTATCAAGTCCATCTTGAAGTCTACTATATAAGTTATTCATTCCAGGTGGAACTTTTATTAGATTGTGTGGTTGAAAAAGTTTAAGCTCATTATTTATCCATATATCTATAAATGCCGCAAGAATACCTCCATTACGAACATCAAATCTCCATATAGCTTTTCTTAACCCTCTTGCCCCTTCCATAAAATTATCTTCTACAAAATCTATATTTCCATTACTAAGTGCAATAGAACTAGAAATTACTTTTTTATAAAACGGCTTTTCTACACATTCCTGTATTCTTCTAACTACTTCAAATACTTCAAATAATCTATTTAACTCTCCAACTGAAAAAGAACATTTATATTTAGTTCTATATTCTTCGCAATTATTGGAAGAATATTTTTCAAAATCAGATTGTATAGACCCAACGAAAGAATAGTGCATCCCCCTCAAAAGCCTTAGACTATCTACCATCGCACCAAATTTTTCTACATCTGTCGTGTTGCATTCTTTTAGAAATACAAAGCAATCACTAGTTATGCTATTGCAGAAGCTATACCTTTTATTCTTTGTTCTAAGCCACCCAAGAACTAATCGACAATAATAAATTCTAGTGTACTCTGGAAATATAAAATAGCATTTTCTAATGCACATAGATAAAAGTCTATCCATTTGTGCTAATAAACTATTTACATCTGATTGAACCATTAAAGGAGTTTTTAAGGTTAAGCACTTTATGGTATCGTATGCATCTATATTTGATCGAAAATTTTTCATCATTTTTCCTTAATTTTTATAAAGAGGTTTTTATGATTGACATAAATCGTACCGTAAAGGTTACACCAAAAAAAGCAAAAAGAAAAGCGAACTATGTATCAGTTCACATTCTTCAAAAATTATTAGGCGAAGATAAAGCAGGTCAATACCATTTATTCTTCGGATTCTGTATCGACTCTCAAACTAAATATAGATTCAGACACAAGTTTTATGTTAAGAGATACGGAACAGGGCCACTAGCTAAAATAAAAGCAATATGTGACTGTGAAAATTTCACATACACATGGGAAATGGCATTAGCAAAAGTAAAGAGCTCCGTTAGATACAGATCAAATGGAAAAGCTCCAAAATTAACTAATCCAGGTATGGTTCCTGGTATATGTAAACATCTAGTAGCGGTGCTGAAAGCAACTATGAAAGTAATACCAACTAAAACTGGAAGAATATTACTTCCTAGAAATTTTTAATGTTTTCCTAACCTCAATAACCTCATGTAGTATTATTTTTTGTATTTTCTTTATTCTCTTTAGGGTCATTGGATACTTCCAGTAGGTATCCAATGCACTTAAAGAATATTCTTTAGCTACTCCTCTTTCATCATTATATACTATTGGGTACAAACCCTTACCCTTTAAATGCTCTAGATATTTTGAAACCCAAATATTCCCTGCCTGTAATATATTTCTCTTCTTTCTTTGTTTTTCATTTTTCTTCCACTCTGCATATCCATAACTTGTTTTTGGGTCTATTCCAAACTCTAATAGTTCTTTTTTAGTAAGATACCTAGGGAGCACATCGCAACATATAGACCATCTCTTTCTTACAGAGGTAGTTTTACCTGCCTGAATATTTACAAACTCGCCTTCTTCACTTTCGTCCGAGTCTAAATCAATTTCTTTTTTAATATCCGTAGTAGTATTCTTTATTTGTTCAAAACTACAAGATAGTTTATTTTCTGTAAATCCAGAAACATAGTCTCCCTTTTTATCTAAGCAATATCTTTTTTCAGCTTGTAAACTTCCTTCAAACACACAGCAATCTATAACATTTACTGCGGCTTCTATTTCTATATATATTGGAGAGGTTCTTCCATTAGGCATAGCCGTTGCCTCTCTAACATAGTATAGATACTCATGCTTATCCTTAACTGTTCTAGCTAGATTAGCCCAGAAATTTGCATTATTAGAAATCGCTACTGCATTGTGGTACATAAGTAATGGGCCTAGCATTGGCCCACTAAGATTAAATATTTTGCTGTACCTAAGAAGACTACACGCGGCACAATTACAAGGTAGCATTGCCATTCTATTATTTGGAAGATTTGTACGAACTTTTCCAAGATCAACTATACTAAATTTTCCATTCATCCCAGAGCTAACATATGATCTGTACCCACCGAGCATTATGTGCTTAGTACTATCTGAAGTAAGATTATTTACATATCTACCAGCCCATGATAAGGATATAATGGACTTTGCACCACCAACTCCAAATAAATGATAATGATCTCCAGGAACGTTTAATGCAATATGCATAATGGATAACATTTTAACAGCAAGAGCGTGTTCTGGTACACCCATTGCCCACCCAGTAAATCTAGGGTTGTAAACTCTATCGGCCCAGTCTAATTTAGTTTGTAAGCCAAAACCCTGAATTACGTTTAACAAATGTAAATCTTCACGGGCATTTTCTGCAAATATTTTATTGTTTCTTATCTGCGCTTCAGAGGTAGCATTAATTACGTTTTTAAGTTTTCCATACTTAGAGTCAGTGGATCTTGGCCCCATGTCCAAAGAGACTCCCATATCTACAAGATTATTAAATACCTCTATAACTTCATAGGGATTGACATAGCAAGAGGAAGAAAATCTTAATTGTGCTCCTCCAGAATCACCAAATATTTTATGCTTAGGATCTTTATCAATTGATTTTATTTTTTGTGTTAACGCATTCTCTGCTGATATAAGAGAATAGGGTATTTGTATATGGTCATGCCCTTCTTTTCTAAAATTTAGATGAACACAATAATCAAAATTTCTTTTTATCGGTACAATATCGTCATAGGATGTCCAAATTGTTCTATCTGGAAGCTCTATGCACAATCTAGATAAAGACGAAGGAGTTCTAATCCCATTAGGGTGTACCTCCATAGGATTTAATTCGTTTTTAACAAAAAAATCACTTGTTATTACTTTCTTTTCTTTAACATACGCAACCATTTGAGTCGCATCTGTATATCCAGCCGGAATCCAATTATAAGACATTCAAACCTCTATAGAGAAAATTCTTGTTCTTGAACTAGATTATATTTTTTTCTTAGTTCATCCGAAATATTTTTAACATCTGAAGAAAATTGAATAATTAATTCTCTTGGCATTTTCTCTCTGTTAGAAACATACTTCTCCGCCTTTATTAAAGATTCAGTTTTCTTAAACTCAGTTACGGATTGAATATCTTCGTAAGAAACTAGTAAAGAACTTATAGCATGACACGCTTTTAGTATTTTAGAATATGCTTCCTTATACGATATTTTTTCTTTCTTATAATCAAAAGATACTTTTGATATTCCTTGTGATGATCTTGATAAAAAATCGACTACTAAAACTACTTTTAATGCTTCTGCCGTTAGTTTAGTTTTCATTTTTTGCCCCACATATTAGTTAATGCTGTTCTTATTTCTTTTTTTGGATTGGCAGAAAAACATAAATGCTTTCCACCACAATATTTACAATCAAATTCAGTCTTACATAGTCTAGAACTAGTTGAAACAAAATAATCTATATCCTCATCCTCAATTTTCTCAAGTGTCTCCATATATAATTTTCTTTGTTTCAAAAACTTTTCTTTATCATATTTGATGGGGATAACAATGATACCATTATTTGAAGGGTTACGAATATAGTCTTCTCTTAACACTATTAAATACATAGTATCGGATATTACTATCTCCTTTCCACCTCTTCTTAATAATTTTAATTTATCTAAACAAAAGTGATACCCATTTAATTGATGTCTGTATGCGTCATCCTCTGAAACACCTTCCTTCATAAACTCTTCAAATACTCTAGCACCTACAAACTTAAAATCACATATAGCAAATAAATCTTTTATGTTCAAAAATATTTCTAAATTAAGAATACCATCTATCAAACCACTAAACCCTGATTTTGGATCGTACACTCTCCACTCTAAATATTGTTGTGGGCTACCATCCGAATTTAAAATTGGCCCAACAGTTCCTGTAAGCTCATATGATTTAATATCATATTTTGGAGGACGTATTCCTTTCTTCTTTAACTCGTCTTCCTGTTCTTTAGTTATCTCTTTATATTGAGGGCCGTTTGGAAATACTTTGCCTTTGTAGTTTTTAAATTTACCAAAAAGAAAACCTTTATTAGCAAGCCACTTTTGAACTATAGAGTGATTTAGATTACCATTAGCCATGACAGAATCGCTAAAGGAATTTGATTTATTTGAAAAGAAGTTTGATTTGTATAACGCAATTTTTCTAGGACATATCGGAAGAGCAGATCCAGTAAATCTATACTCTTTATTGTTGCTTATAAATTGTGCCTTGCACAGAGCTTCTTTTATTTTCAAAGAAATTATAGTTGATTTTTTCTTTTTCAAAATATTCCTCATTTCTTAGAGAGTATCATTTTTCTTATCTTCTTAAATCTAATAAAGCTGTCTTCTTCAAATTCTTCCCTACGTTTATCATCCGTCTGTATTGATTTTCTTACATAATCTTTATCGAAAAATTGTTCTAACAATTTTACATTATTTTTTCTACTCAATTGTTCGTTATACAATGCATTTAAATCTTCATACGATAAGGAACTAACTTTATTATTCTCAATATTTAAATCCTTAGTCACATGCTTACGAAGTATTTTTTCACATAATTTTTTATCTCTATTAATTATTTTTCTTTTTATTCGATTATATTTTTTAATTTCAGCTAGTAACTCAGATAAATATTTTCCAGAGGATACATGAAGTGGGTCTCCCTTTATATACCCTTTTTTGTTTTCCTTCCCTTCTATTCTAAAAATAACCCTACCATGTTTTGATAAATAAGGTTTCAAATCCTCTGGTGAATAATATTCATCAGCATCATATTTATCATAATCATAATCATCTCCCTCCTCTTCCTTAGCTAATAAATCATCTTCATAAAACCATTTAGAAGCTTTAACATATTTTGTATACCACTCGGATAGCTGTTTAGCTTTTTTCTTAAATGGAAGGCTTTTCTTACTTATTTTATTAACATATCTTGCAAGAAGAGTGTCAACACTTGATTTACTTAACTTCATTCTATTTTTACCTATTCTTTTCATAGAATTTTATTATATTTTACAGATTTTAATTAATCCTATATTTTAGTATCTTTTAATATTCAGGCATGAAATATATAGAAATGGGGTCTAAAATTTAGAAATTACAATTCAATTTATACCATTAGGATTAGAATATAATCTATAATGTTTTGGTATGTACCTTTTATTAAAAACTGTAAAAATAGTTCGAGTTGAAAACTTTTTAACTAGGACAAAAAGTGAAATTTGTCTAGTTGATAGTTATTAGAACTAGAAAGTAACATCAAAATAACCTTGATTCTATTGAGAATTTAGACATCCCGGTGAACTTTTTATCTTGGAAGATATTTGTTTTACTACTTGATATAGAACAATAATATATTACATATAATATTGTAATTATATACACATATTAAATGTAGATATATTATTTAGACATCATTATTAGACTATTTAACTGAACAAGGTGAAGTTAAATAGTCTAAATTAATTGACAATTATAATTAGACCTATTTATAGTCTTCCCCACCAACTATTAACCATTAGGTAGGAAATTAATAAAAACCTGAGGTTTAGAAACTAGGTATAATTACAATTAAAAATCATACTTAGTATATCTGAAAGCTCCGTACCTCCGCTTCAGATATACTAATTAGAGCGTCTATATAAACCTACCTTCTTTCATTTTTATACTAAAGTGTGTAGAAGTAGGTATTAGAAATAAAGGGGCTCCTCCGAAAATTTTTCTGCCTGTGCCACAAAAATTTTCAGTTTAGAAATTGAATTTTTATTAACAAAAGGGTAACTTATGAATGATAAAGAATTAGAAGAAAGAATAAAAGAAATAAAAAACACAAATAGTACTATTCCTATTTGTGTTGTGTATGATGTTAAGATAACTGATGATTCGTATTTATTAAAAGTTGTTTTTAACAAAAAAAGAAAAGGTAATAATGAAGAAAGAATAATAAAACTTAAAAAGTCTTATCTATCTAAAGGTAATAAACTTAATGGAAAATCTCTTACAGGTAAATTATATCTATTATTTAAAATTGATAAATACTCTGCTAACGAGGATGAAAGAAATATAAAACTATTTCTTGTTTTAAAGAAAATAGGGGTTGTTACTAAGGATAATAAAATAGACATTGATAAGTTTAAGGGCTTGGTTTTCCAGGTTAAAGGAAATCACACCAATGAAATTAAAAGGAATCCTAACTATGTATTTAGATATGATTATCTATTTAATTGCAAATCAACATCAATGTCTACTTATAATACTAAGAAATTATTTGATGGATACGAAGGATACGAAAAGGATCACCGAGAGTTTAGAAAAGTAGATAGAAAGAATGTTAAGATGCTAAAGGATTCTATTTTTGAAAATTCTAAAGAAAAAGTAGATGACTTAATAACAGAATTTAAGGATATAATAAAAGAAAAGTATAATGAGAATGCCACCTATGATAAAGTTTGCACTTTATTCCAAAAGATTTTAGATACTAGTACTCATTCTAAACCTAAAATAAAAAAGTTATCAGCAGAAGAATTATCAAAAGTAATTTCAAAAGTATTAAAAAGATTATCTAATTTAGAAAATAAAGTATCTAATCTTGAAAGTAAAGTATATGAACAAGGTATAAGAATAGATAAGCAAGATAGAATTATAAGAAAACAGAATAGAAGAATAAAAGAACTAGAAAAGAAACTGGATAGATTAGAAAATAGGTAATTCAAATCTTTATTAAGAGGAAGTAATGAGTATGAATGATAAAGAATTAGAAGAAAGAATAAAGGATCTAGAAAAGCGGTGTGGCCCTTATGATGAGGGTTTTGTCTATGAAGTAATAGAAAGAAAATATTGCTATCTGTTAAAAATAAATTTTTACATAAAGACTAGTGGTAGGCATGAAAAAATAATACTAAAACTTGAAAGAGGATATTTATCTAAAACAAATAAACTTACTAATAGACTATACAAAATTTTTGATATTGATGAAAGGTTAGATAAAAGGAATATTAGATTATTTCTTGTGTTAAAATATATAGGTGTTGTTAATAAAGAAAATAAAATAGATATTAGTAAGTTTAAAGGTTTAGATTTTGAATCTCATAGGTTAAACCATATTATTAGTAAAAATCCTAAGGTATTACATTTCAACTATTTCCGTAATACTCATAAGGTTGAAGATGTTAAAGCTAATGATGACAAGGGTTTTAACTGGCTTAGTAAGTGGCCACTTAGTGTTGAAGAGTTTAAATTTTATCCTGGATATGAAAAGGATTACAAAGAGTTTAAAAAACGTGAGACTAAGTTTGTACTTGGAAAAGAAATGTCATTTGATGAAATGCAAATAAAACTAGAAAAACTAAAGAGTATTAATAGAAGGGTTAGTAGAAGAATAAAAGAGCTAGAAATAAATATTAAGAGGTAGTATTAAGTAGATAGTTCCAAATTAAGTAAGGGGTAATTTATGAGTGGTAAAGATTTATACTATAGAACTCACAATATCCTCCAAAACTCGTTTTTTCACGTTTGTGTGTCAAACAACGTGAATTAAAATGAAATGGCAAAGTAGCACCAAAACACCCCAATAAAATCAAGGTTATTTTGATGCCTTTTTGGTTTTTAAGTACAAAAAAGCCCCTATTATTTAGTTAATAGGGGCTTTTTTTATCTTACAATTTTTATGTGAATTACTTTTTTATTGTAAACATCAATTATGCTCAATATCTGATTTTCTTTTAGTATCACATTTTTATCTTTTGTTTGAGATCCAATTATAACTAATTTTCCGGTTAATCCTAATTTTTTGAATATTTGATTTTTTGAGAATGTTCCAACTAATTTAGCTTCTTGCATTTCGCAATCTTCTAATTTAGGATTCTTACCCTTAACAATTTTTTTCTTTTTCCTTTTCTTAACTATGGATTCTGGAATGTCATGAATGTTATCCTCAAATCCTTTCATCTTGTTAAACTTAAATTCTGTTTTTGAAGTCTTCCAATATTTTAACATCAACTCTAAAGAAAATGGATCAGCAAGATTATCGTTAGTAGCAGATTCTAATGATGTTCCAAAATAGGCAATATCTTGAAAAGCCCGTATTGTTCTTTTGCCCCCATTAGTAGCACTCCATTTTGTTATCAGATCCTTAGCTTTTTTTGTTTTTATTTCGTGTCCACCAAGATTGAATTTTTCAATTTTATCATAAGGATAATAGTTGCTTATGCATTTTACTATTTGTTCCTTTGCTTCTGATTCATATTTTTTAAAATGTTTTACTTGAGGCTCAATCTCTAATAAGCATATTCGTATTACTTCTTGTAGCGTAGCCTTGAAGGTCTTTTGTTTTTCTTTAAGACTCATAAGAAGAATTAGATTATCTAAATCATTCTTTTTATCAGTACCCATTATCTCTTTTGGGAAAATTGTTACCCCTTTGCATTTATCCATTATTGGAACTATTTCTAATTCTGATATGTCTGTTTTAATTACTCTTCCAGAATTTTTACTAGAATCTAATATGTAACATTTCGCCTTTATAAGATTTTCAATATAATCAAGAATTAAGAATTTACCTTTTAGCTTCCTTCCATATTTTGATATTAGTAATTGTATTCCTAGCAATCCAATGCATACAAAAATTGTTTTCTTTCTTTTTTCCTCTGGTACACTCTCGTAAATATCTTTTGCACTTTTTCCGTTATGCATAGCCTGAATAACAACAAAAGTTTCATCTTCAAGTTTTTCTTTAACATATTGTAAATCATTAAAGGCTAACCCTATCGCTCTTTTTAATTTCATATCTTTCCTCATGCTACCTGTTGTTTAACTAATTTTATTCTTGATTCATCATGTTTCTTTATAACATACAATTTATGTTTGTATATGTTCGATTCTCTAACATCCTTATCATGGGATATTATAAATAGTGTGTTTGTTTTTTTACGAAGCATAGGTATAAATTGATCTATTAATACTGATTTTCCTATGTCGTCTAGTTTTGCATCAATTTCATCCAAAACTTTGAAATTGACCTTCATATCAGGACTTGTAATATCATCTAGAGCAAAAACAACCGCTAAACTGAATCTAGCTTTTTCTCCTCCACTAAGAGTACGAACATCATATCTAGAAACCTCTTTTCCTTTAGAATCTCTTCTGACGCACATTATTGAGAATTTTGTATTATCCCCTTTTATGTCAAAATCAATTCCTCGCTCTGAAAATAATATAGACGTGTACTCTTGTAATTTAATTTTCAACGCCTCAAGAATAGATTCAATTTTTTGTGCCTTCAATCCTTTATTACTATAGGCATACACTAAATTTGTTAGAAATTCTTTTTTCTTTTTAAGCTTAGGTATGCATTCCAATTTAGCACTTAGCTTTTTCTGTTTTTCAATTTTCTCGATTATGCTATCTAAAGAGTTTTTAATACTTCCATATTTGTTTTGTAATTTTTCTAGAGTTGTTCTAAATTTTTCAATTTTGTTTTCTTTTTTTGCTATGCTACTAGATATGAGTAATAATTCTTCTTCTGTATCATCCTCTGTTATTTCGTATTCTGAACAGATTCTACTAATCTCTTTTTTCTTTTTTGCTATGTAGGTAAATTGAGTAACCCACTCTTCTATTTCTTTTATTTTTTCTTCACTTTCTACTTTTATTTTTTTAGCATCTTCATATGAAATTGTTATTTTTGTTTTTATTTTTTCAGCCTGTGCATTATACATTTCATATTTTAATCCTTCTCTGATATTATTTTCTATCTTTTCTATTTTTCGTTTTAATATTTTAATGTCCGATTCAACCTCATCAATATTCTTTACGCTTTTGAACTTTTTAATTTTTTCTTTTGCTTCTTTTAGCTCAATTGCTTTTTCTTTTTGTCTAATTAAATCCGCTTTTTTTCTTTTTGAACATTCAATATCCTCTTCTAACTTTTTACTGTCAATCTTTATTTTTTTACTTAGGGAAGAGTTACATACAGGGCATACTTTGTATTTGTTTCTTTTCGATATTTGAAGAAGTATGTTAAATCTAAATATAGTTTCATCTATAGTAGATATTACTTTTTCTGTATCCTCTATATCTAAATCATAACGAGATAAATTCTTTATTTTATCTTCTAGGTTTTGTTTTTCTTTTGACCTAGTTCTAATATCCATAGCACAATCTAGTTTAGTTCTAATCTTGTTTAGTATCCTTTTTAACTTTGCTACATCATGTTTTGAAATTCCTTTTAGATTATCTAACGCTTCTCTGTAATCTCGTATTAATTGAATTTGCTTTTTTGCATTGTCTAATTTTAATCTATACTCTTCCAGTACGTTTTTGTTTTTGGCAAGGGATACTTCTAACTCTTTTACTGTCTTAGAAACATTAAATTTTGAAATGTCATTTATAGATTTAACTACTATCTGCAATGAGTTTCTTTTGTCAATTAACTTTTTTAGTGTCTCATTTTTTTCTATAATTTTATTTTTTATTTTTCTTATTTTATTTTTTATTTTTCTTATTTTGTTTTCTAACTCTTCTTTTGACATACTCTCGGATATACTTTTTGCAATGTCAGCAAATAATGCCTCATCCTCTCTTAGAGAATCAATTTCATTATTTACCCCTTCTAATCTTGCTTTCAATATTTCATGTACGTCATCATACCCATTTAGAGAACACAAATTGGATAGGAAGTCAATTCTTTCAGATGGTGTACCCTTTATTAGTGTATGTGCTTTATCAGTTCTTAGAACAACACAATTATCCCAAATAGCTTCTGGTATTTTTACATAGGATTCGGATATGGCTTTTTTCATAGCCCGAACATCTTTTTTAAACCCTACAGTACCTTTATTTTTAAGTATTAAAGTATTATTTGCAAACACGGGATCATTTCTATATTTGCATATGTCATATTCATTTTTACCATATCTAGCTTCATAACCTATGTAGCTAGGTCCTTTGTTTGATAAAAACAAAGAGTCAGGAGAATCGCTAGATGATCCTATGTGAATAGCACGGAGTATATCGAATAATGTACTTTTTCCAGATCCATTAGACCCTCCGGCATCCTCATTTTTGCCTATAACTGAAACTATGCCCAAATTAGTAAGAGGTAATTCTATTTCCCCCTTAAAAATAAGAGCATTTTTAATTTTTAGCTTTTTGAATTCGCAATTAAATAACATGCGTATTCCTTTTTTCTTTTACTTCTTTTTCTACCGACGCTTTTAATTGTTTAAGCAATAAAATGTCGAATTCTTTTTTAACTGTTTTAGAATTAAATGTTATGTAGGATGAAATATCAGTATGAATTTTTCTGAAAGGGTATATTACCCTTATGTCATCCTTGTCTTCTATATCTTGATGAATAGATATATCAGATATTATTATACCTTCATGTGTTTCTATGGATGCGTATGCTAAAATTCTTGTTGGTCTTCCATCAAAATGTGAATCGTTTTCTATTAGTGTCTTTTTTCTAAGAAGCTGTACTATTACATTTCTCATATTTTCTCCTACATATAGCGTACCGTCTAGAATTATTAGTGCCCATGTTGCATTGTTTAAATTGTTCTATCCACCACTTTTTTGATCTCTTTTTATAAGAGTTTCCATCCATTATTGGATTTTGAAAAAATACACCTTTGCATATTCTAGTAATATCTTCAAGTACGGTAGGCACATCTTTTTTACAGATCCAGGACATCCTAGACGTATATACAATATCAAAACAATCACTCGGGTATCTTTGTGTATCACATAAAACGTCACCAAAGATTACTTTTGAAGCAGCTAGTTTGTTTACGTTTTTAAACGCATATACATCATTTTCAATTCCATAGGTATCAATTCCATATGCTTCTAGATGCAATATGCTTTCTCCTGTACCACATCCTAAAATTAAGCATTTCTTGTTTACTAGGTTTCCAAGAATGCTTTTTGTTTTTTCTATTATTTGATTAATAGGGAAAGTTAGAAAGTATGAATTTTTATATTCTAGAAGTTCTTCCTCCCCATCGTATTCGTAAATGTCCCTTCGTATAACATCCGGAGGAGTGTACATTTCTCTTCTATACTTAGCTATTTCAATGGACTCGTTTATGCAGTTCCACTTACCCCAATAATAGTTTAGATAATCTTTTGGTAAATCCAGCGGTGAAGCATCTTCAAATGAAGGGTCTAGGTTATCTGCTATCCAGGCTATAACCTCTTCTTTGGTTTTTTGAATATCTAAAATATCACCTTCTATTGGAATTCCAAAACCAAATCTATTAAAACTAATCATTTATAACCTTGAATCGTTTTGCTTGTGCTACGGAAAAAGAATTGCATATAAATCTAGTGTTGTACATTCCATAATTTTTTAGTCTCTCCACTAATAAAATTAGATCGTCAGACATTAAAGAAAGAGAGCTTACAAATTTTGATCTTTTTGATGCGTCCAATCCTTTTACCATATCATTAATATATTGATTAATTTCTTTGAACTTCCATGAATCCTTAGTTTTATTTGCAAGCTTTTCGTAGCTTATTGCAGAATACAAGCATTCGGTTATTTGCTGTGGAATTATGTTTGTAAATAAAACAAATAATCCTTGGTCATTTAAATTTTGCAAATATTGAATTGATGAGAATTTACCTGAGAACAGCGATTTAAGAAAATATGATGAAACCTTAAATGGGTTATCTATTCCTGATTTTTCAATTATATTATTTATGCTTTTTATATCAATCTCTTCACCATTTTCTTTTGCCGATAGAACGGACTCCAAAATCTGAACTGCATCACGAGCGTGTCCATCCACGGATTTAGAAATCTTGTGAATTATCTTTTCGCTAATGTCTACTTTTTCTTTTTCACAGATGTACGATAAGTGTTCTGCTATATCATCTTCTGATAACTCTGTTAATGATATTTTTGTTAATCTGCTTAGAAGAGTGTTTAATAATGATTGCTTATCCGTAGTGCATAGGAGGAATATTGTTCTTTTAGGGGGCTCTTCTAATGTTTTAAGAAGTGCATTTTGAGCCGCCTTTGACAACATTTGTACCTCATCTAGTAAGAATGCTCTATATCTACTTCCAATTGGAGATTGATATGCATTACTTATTAAGGATCTTATGTTATCTACACCAGTATCTGTTCCGATGTTACTTTCTGTGACGGATATATTTGTTCCTGTCTTTTCAAAGGATAAACAGCTTTCGCATTTTCCGCATGGTCGTTGTTTTTCTGAATCATAGTTTAGGCAACAAACGTGTTTTATGTACAATCTTCCTATAGTAGTTTTTCCAACTCCATAAGGTCCTTCTATTAGAATTGCTCTTAGGATTCTTCCGTTTTTAAGACTTCCCTTTAAAGTCTTAACTGCATCCTTCTGTCCTACTACTTGCTTAAAAGTATTTGGTCTATACTTTCTAAATAATTGTTCATGTTCATTTTCGTTTTGCATAAATGTTTCTCCATAAGTTTTGTATGCAATAAAAAAGGGTGTAGCAGTTTCCCACTACACCCTTATTGCTATGGATTCGTTTATTACTTGATCTTGTCAGCAGGAACAATAAAGAACTTATTCTTGCTTTCTACAATTACCCATTTTCCTTCTGGGATTTTTCCGGTAACCGAGACACGCTTCTTAAATGAAACGCCAGTAACTTTTTCTTCCTTTTTTGTTACTTTGAATTCAGAATCACCAAGCTTGCCTTTTAATGCAATACCCTTGGTATTTTTTACTGAACCATTTCCTCGTACTACCTTTCCGCCCTTTTCTTCCGTTTTAGAATTCTTTTCTTTTTTTGCGGGTTTAGATTTTGAACTTTTATCCTTCTTAGAAGATTCTACTTTCTTTCCCTTTTTCTTGGAAGGCTTTTCATCCTCATCTTCATCCTCATCTTCTGAATCATCATCTTCTTCATCTTCTTCATCTTCATCTTCATCTTTCTTGCCTTTCTTGGAAGGCTTTTCATCATCATCATCATCATCATCATCATCATCATCATCATCGTCTTCGTCATCGTTATCATCATCATCATCTTCTTCTACTTTCTTACCTTTCTTTTTCTTTGAAGGTTTTTCATCCTCATCCTCATCCTCATCTTCTGAATCATCGTCATCGTCTTCGTCATCGTTATCATCATCATCATCATCATCATCATCATCATCATCATCATCATCATCATCATCCTCATCTTCTGAATCATCATCATCATCATCGTCATCTTCTTCATCTTCATCTTCATCTTTCTTGCCTTTCTTTTTCTTGGAAGGCTTTTCATCCTCTTCTTCTTCTTCTTCTTCTTCTTCCTCTACCTTCTTTCCTTTCTTTTTCTTTGAAGGCTTTTCATCCTCATCCTCATCCTCATCCTCATCTTCTGAATCATCGTCTTCGTCATCGTCATCGTCATCATCGTCATCTTCTTCATCTTCATCTTCATCTTTCTTGCCTTTCTTTTTCTTGGAAGGCTTTTCATCCTCATCTTCGTCTTCGTCATCATCATCGTCATCATCGTCATCATCGTCATCATCGTCATCGTCATCGTCATCTTCTTCATCTTCTTCATCTTCTTCATCTTCTTCATCTTCATCTTTCTTGCCTTTCTTTTTCTTGGAAGGCTTTTCATCCTCTTCTTCTTCTTCTTCTTCTTCTTCTTCTTCTTCTTCTTCCTCTACCTTCTTTCCTTTCTTTTTGCTCGTCTTCTCTACCTTTCCTTTCTTTTCATTTCCTTTAATTTTCTTTGAGGTTGATTTTTCTTTGTTTGATAATTTCTTAGCCATATATCTATTCCTTTATTTTAGGTTGTTTGTTTTTGAATATCCTTGAATCCATAGCTTAACGATTCTAGGATTGTTTAAGTTTCTCTTTTTAAGAAACTTTGTTAATGATAATAAATTACCGCTAACATTTTTTTCTGATATGATTAATTTTCTGTCTAGTTTAATTATACTATGCAATGAAACTAAACGCTCATAATCATTTTCTATTTTTTGTTTTACAGATTTTGATACTATTTTTAATATGTTTTTCAAACCCCTTTTTATATTTGATTTGTACATACTATAATGTATCAATGGAACTACTTTTTTCTTTGGAAAAAACTTAACTCCTTTTAGTTTATCAGAAGCATCTCCTGTTAACGTTTTAATCAAAGGGACTAAACGAAAATCAGAAGTGTTAAACTTTTTTTCTAATTGCGTTTTTGAAACTAAAACAAATTCTGGATAATCAGAACATATGATATGTGTATTTTTATTCTTTAATTGCCAAAGATCTCTATCCGTTGACATTATGAATATTTGTTTGTCACAATATTTTTGGCATACGGTAGCAATTACGTCATCAGTTTCCTCATTCTTTGCCTTAACATATACCTTGCAATGGGGTAAAAATGAAATGACTTTCTTAGTATCTTTTACTGGATCAACAGTTTTTACTTTTTTCTTTCCATTATAAATAACATTGTACTCTTTTACAACAGGGTGTCTATTGCTTTTGTACTCTGGGAATAGTTCCTTTTTCTTTATTGGATTTTCATCCGCAGAGGTTATTATGCACACTTTCCTGCTATTCACGAGGGCATGTTCGACAGCGTTAGCAATTTTGTTTAACGCAATTTTATAATGGTAAGAAGGGTATCCATGTTTATCTAGTAATTCGTCCTTTACTGGAGAATAATAACTCCTCCAACTTAGATTATGAACATCTACTATTACAATAGCATCAGCGTCTTTAGGATTAGATACTAGAAAGTCATTTTTCATTTACTTTTCCTTGCTCTTCTTTTCTTTCTTGACCTTGGAAACCTTAGTCTTCTTTTCTTTCTTGACTTTAGAAACCTTAGTCTTCTTTTCTTTCTTCACTTTCTTTTCTTTCTTGACCTTAGGTTCCTTCACTTTCTTTTCTTTCTTGACCTTAGGTTCCTTCACTTTCTTTTCTTTCTTGACCTTAGCTACTTTAGCTACCTTGATCTTCTTTTCTTTCTTGACCTTAGTAACCTTAGCAACCTTGATCTTCTTTTCTTTCTTTTCGTGTGACATAGTATTTTTCCTTATGTTGTTTTGTTTTTACTTGTTCTTCTTTTTAGAAGAGTGTTTGTCCTTTGAGTGTTTTTCTTTTTTGGACACCTTTTCGCTTTTATGCAATTTATCTTTGCCATGCTTGTGCAATTTCTTTTCTTTCTTGTTTGGCTTTTCTTCTTTGGACTTGCTTTTCTTTTTCTTTCCTCCAAATACTTTTTCGCCAATTTCAGAAAGAGTTTCCTTCATGACCTTGCATAGCCGAAGCTTACCCTTAATCTTGGAAGGAATCTTGATAGACTCACCAGTTGCAGGGTTTCTTCCCATGCGTGCCTTTGATTGAGCTACGCACACCTTGCAGAAGTTTGGAATAGTACAACCGTGTGCATCCGTGCAATGTTCTGTAGCTACTTCTAGAAGCTTATCCACCATTACAGCGGCATCCTTTCTTTTGTATTTTGTTTCAAATTCAGAATTTACCTTTGAGGCGAATTCATCATAGAATTGTGTTTTTGTTAGTGACTTATCAGACATGTTTACTTTTCCTTTTGTTTGGGTTTTTCATTTCTTCCACTAAACTTTAACGGAATTACATATGCTACATGTTTAAGATCGCATATGTCTTTCTTTGTTGAATATTCTTTTTTGCCATCCTCTAGAATGACAATATTTCTATCTCCAACCATTCCGATTATTTTAGTATCCTTCTTTACGTCATCGGGTTCAATTAACTTCATTCTATTAGTTAATAAAGAACATCCCTTGTGACATACAACTAATTTCCTAATATCCTTAAATCCAGTTTTAGATGTTTTAGATGCCGAATTCTTTCTTGCACTATCATACTCATCTGATTTCATTATTTTTACAGCATTTGTTCCACTGAATACAATGAATAATGATCCCTTATATATTCCTTCCATTTGAACAATCTTTTCATCGTTCTTTAATTTAACTCCTGTGAATATATCTGAACCTTCATTATTTACAACGCTAATCTTTCCAGTA